TTGAGAAAATCTTCTTAGGATTAGGTGCAGAGGTATTAGAATTTACTTCATCAGCACTTACAGTTAATCCTGATAAGGCAGTTCGTGATATAAAGAAACGAATTGATAAAACAATCAAAGATGTTAAGAAATCAGGTGACCCAAAAAAGATAGAAAAACTTAAACTAGAACTTGGAAGATTAAATTCTATCGGTGGTCAAAAGAAAATTGTACCAAATGAAGGTATTGTGTTTTTATATAAAGGGAATACTTTTAAACTTACAGGTACATTTGCATCTGTAAACCAAATACTCGGTATTTTCTTTTAAAAGTTTCGTTTTCTTTATTTTTATATATTTATATACAACAATATAACCTAATGTATAATAATGGGTAAAGAATTTAAGAAAAAGTATATGCACCCAACTCGTAGAAAGTTGGTAGATATGGTTCAAACAGGAACTTATGAAAAAAATCAAACTGTTGGTTGGGAAGCTAAGAAGGAAGATAGAAAAGTTGGTGATAAGTGGTCTGATGAACATTATAATTACGAAAAGAAAGATGGATATATCCTCAAAACAGGTAAAAACTCTGAAGCATTTCAAGAAATCAGAAAATATCTCGAAGATAAATCAAAATGTAAAAATTCAGATTGTAAAACTATAAGGAAAACAAAAAAAGATAAGAAATTTATCGAAAAAGGTGGTTTTTGTATGGATTGTACTATTCAAAGAGAACATGAAATCAAAACTGCGGGTATTTGGGAAGAATACCAAAATTATAAAGTATGGACAAAGATGATTTTCTTTGGTAAAAACAAAATTGAACAATATAAACAATCAATTGATGATTTACGAGAAGAATATCAGATGCACAATGACCAAGGTGAAGTTACTGAAACTTGGAAGTTACCAAAACCAATTGATGAGATAAAAGCAGAAATTCAAGAACTCATTGAATATGGTGAAATCGAACTCAAAGAGTTAGAAGAGAAAAGGCAAGTTGCTTTTGATAAAATAAAGGAAAAAAATTATGAACATTATATTTAATTTACTAATCAAACGATGGAAAGAATTATTAATTCTATTATTAGTAGGAGTTATCTTCTTAATGAGAGGATGTGGAACTGATTATGGTGATAAAGAAATTGTTAACATCGATGGTGAAGATTTTGAACTAATAGAATCAAAAACTGATACAGTTTTTGTAGAAAAAGAAGTTAAAGTAACAAAGTATGTACCAAAGTACATTACAAAAGAAGTAATTAAAGAAGTTGAAATACCAGTAGATGTAGATTCACTTGCAATTATTAAAGATTACTTTTCAAAAGTAACAGTTAAAGATACATTAAATCTTGCATATGACTTTCCAGAGGTAGTTACTGATTCATTAGGTAATAAACCAAGTGGAGATTTAGGATTTGGTATTCTTACTGATGTTATCTCACAAAACAGAATCGAATCAAGAGAAATTGATTGGTTCTTCAAGATTCCAACTGTTTACAATACTACAATTGTAAAAGAGTTACCTAAAAATGAATTCTACTATGGATTAGGACTTGGTGTTGACCAAGTAAATGGTTTTGGTAGTTTTAGTGTTAATGGATTGTTAAAAACTAAGAAGATGAACATCTATGGATTAAACATAGGTTTATCAAATCAACTTGGTGAATACAAACCATTCGTTGGAACATCACTATATTGGAAAATAGGTAAAAAATAAATGGCTAAAGCTTCTTTAAAGGATATTATAAAACTTGAGTATCAGAAATGTGCTGGAGACCCAATCTACTTTATGAAAAAGTATTGTATGATTCAACATCCAGTTCGTGGTAAGATACCATTTCACTTATATCAGTTTCAAGAAAGAACTTTAGATGAATTCAATAAACATAGATACAATATTATTCTAAAATCAAGACAGACAGGTATCTCAACCTTAACTGCAGGATTTGCATTATGGAAAATGTTGTTCAATCAAGATTTTAATGTATTGGTAATCGCAACTAAACAAGAGGTTGCAAAAAACTTGGTAACAAAAGTAAGAGTAATGAACCAATACTTACCAAGTTGGTTAAAACAAACAACAGTAGAGGATAACAAACTATCTCTACGATACTCCAATGGTTCTCAGATAAAAGCAACTTCAGCCGCTGGTGATGCTGGTCGTTCTGAAGCACTATCTTTATTAGTATTTGATGAGGCGGCGTTCATTGATAAAATTGAAGATATTTGGGTATCAGCACAATCTACCCTTTCAACAGGTGGTAATGCAATTATCCTTTCAACACCAAATGGTGTCGGAAATTTCTTTCACAAAACTTGGGTAGGTGCAGAAGAAGAAGAAAATGGATTTAATACAATTAGATTACATTGGAGTGTGCATCCAGAAAGAAACCAAGATTGGAGAGATGAACAAGAGGTACTATTAGGACCAAAAGGAGCGGCACAAGAATGTGATTGTGACTTCGTTTCTTCGGGTGATACTGTGATTGACCCACAACTTCTAATGTTCTACAAAGAATCATTTTGTCAAGAACCAATGGAGAAAACAGGTTTTGATGGAAACCTTTGGAAATGGGAATATCCAAACTATAATAAATCATATATGGTTGTTGCCGATGTTGCTCGTGGAGATTCAACCGATTATTCAGCTTGCCATGTAATTGATATAGAAGAAGCAACTCAAGTAGCAGAATATAGAGGCAAATTAGATACAAAAGATTTTGGAAACTTCTTGGTATCACTTGCAACTGATTACAATCAAGCATTACTTGTAGTTGAGAACGCAAATATAGGTTGGGCAGTAATTCAACAAGTAATTGATAGAGGATATGGAAATCTTTTCTACATGAGTAAGGATTTAAAGTATGTAGATGTTGAGCATCAAATGTCAAACAAGTATAGAGCACAAGAAAGAAACATGGTTGCAGGATTTTCAACAACTTCTAAAACAAGACCACTTATTATTTCTAAATTAGATGATTACTTTAGAGATAAATCAGTAACAGTTCGTTCAACACGATTAATTGATGAATTATTTACTTTTATATGGAGAGGAAATAGAGCAGAAGCAATGCAAGGATATAATGATGATTTGGTTATGAGTTTTTCAATCGGATTGTGGGTTAGAGATACTGCATTGAGATTAAGACAAGAAGGAATTGATTTAACAAAACAAGCATTGGGTGGTATTGGAGCACACCAATTAGATATTGCAGGTATGGGATTCGGTGGAAACACTCAGTTAGAAGAAAACCCATGGAAACAACGAGTAGGGGATAGAGATGAGGATTTAACTTGGTTAATTAAATAAATCTATATTTATAGTATAAGGAGAAAATATTATGATTTCAATGAAAAAATTACTTAATGAAAACGAAAGTTACTGTAATGAGTACTTTGTAGAAAACTATCACGATATAAAAGAATTTTGTGAATTCATGAAATCGTATAAATCTGATATCAACGAGGCAGAATACCAAGGAAGAAAAGTAAAACTTGGTAAACCAATGCAAGGTGATGTTAAAAAGTTCAAAGTATATGTTAAAAATCCCCAAGGTAATGTAGTAAAAGTAAACTTTGGTCACAAAGGAAAAGGTGGAGAGAAAACGATGTCAATCAAAAAGAATAATCCTGAAAGGAGAAAATCTTTTAGAGCAAGACATAATTGTGATAATCCAGGTCCAAGACACAAAGCTAGATACTGGTCATGTAGAGCATGGTAAAAACAAACAAATAAAGGTTATAATTTAAATTAGGAATAAAATGGCAGATACTTCATTTTTTGGTAGATTAACGAAACTCTTTCGTACTCAAGCAGTTGTTACCATCGATAAGGATGGTAAAAGAAGAGTTGTTGATACCGATGAAAGACAACAAACGAATCTATCATCTCTAAGAGATAGATACACTAAGATTCAGAAATCTTTCTTCGAACAAGCAGGTGGTGCACAATCAATGGCATACCAACAAGTTCGTAGAGAGGTATTCAGAGATTATGATGCAATGGATAACGACCCAATCCTTGCTTCAGCATTAGATATTTACGCTGATGAATG